TTGTCGTAAGCCTTTAGCTCATAACCTTGTTCGGCAACCCATGCTGTTGCTTTGGCTCGACTACCTGTTGAGTCCATCGAACCGTTTGTAATTTCGTATATCTTTTTGTTACACCGGACAGTGTGTTGATCAATGATATCAAGCGCATTATCTATGCTTTCTTTATCAAGCCGAACACCTCTCCAGTTTATAATTTGATCTGTTATCCACACATCAACTTCTGAGCCTCTGAGGTTTCTGAGCCTTGTCCTGATCTCACGTTCAGCCACCACATCTTGGATGCAGTAGTCACATAACTCTTTAAACATATCCGGGTCTTGTCTGCGCTCACCACGATATGGCTTGCATAGACGTTGTATTAATAACTTTCCGCGCTTAGATTTAACATCATCACCGCTCAACCCAAGTGCCTCGCCACATTTTCCCAATGCACGCGGGTAAGCTTGTGCGGCGGCAAGGGCTGCACTGTCACGCCACTGCGTGATAGGGATCGACGGCCACCCAAGGGTTTGATTCCAGATAGACATCTCAAAAAAGCTATTCCATGCCCACACCGTTGCGCCTTGCTCGATTAAATCGAAAAGCCTTTGCGGTAGTGGCATGTCAGGTGTCCAGAGGGTAGGGGACTCGTCACCTAGCGCCCACGCTAAACACAATACCTCGGTTGTATCATGATCAGCGTAGGCGTAGGCTCCGGCCTTAAAAATGTCGCACTCTGAGTAGGTCTCAAAGTCCATCGTAATGTTCATATGAGGGGCTTCCGTAACCATTTCTGGCTTAGACTGAGGACGATTGGATGTTCTTTTCGTTTCCACTGGCTAGACCTGTTGGTCTCTCGCTTTTTCGGTAAGAGGTCATCGTCAGTAATGACAATTCCGTGGCCTCTGGCTTTTTTCATACCCATCCGATTTTTTAAAATGCGATATGAAATCCCCGCTTGCTCGGCAATCACGGCAACGATGACATCTTTCATGTAATGTTCTGGAAATCGTTCACCAGTGTAGGTGTAGCTCAAGCGAGGTTTCATAGGTCAGTCCTTAACTTAAAAAGTCGTCTTCGGCTTCAACATCCGCATCTTGCTCAGATGAGATATCATCAAAAACCGTCTCGGCTTTAATCCCGCCAGCGCCAAAGGTCTCGCCGTCTTTTACAAACTGTAAGGCGTTGAGGTTTGCCGCGACCCTCTTCCCCCATTTATTGTCTTGAATCCAAAAAGAAATTGCAGCGTTAACGTAGCATCCGGCATAAGGACGGCCATCTTCCTCAACCAAGGGGGTACGATCTCTATCGATAATTTGTGGTCGCAGTCTTGAAGCACAGCTAATGAACATTGCGTTTTCATATCCGTCATAAGACTTCTCTTTTCCGTCGTTCATACAGATTTTTAATCCGGCTGGTAGCTCGCCGTTAAAACCCGCAAGAGCGGCTTCTTTAATTGCCTTTTTAAACGACGCGATTTGCGCCTTGTCGTTTTCTTTATCCAACAAAAGATTGCAACTAAACTTAGGTGCTTGACCTTCATTAAAAGCTTTAGCTGTCCAAATATCTGGAAAAGACAGTCGTGCATTCTTGATCATGATTACGCTCATTTATTTATTCCTTTATGTCTGAAAAGTAGGTGGCAACATCGGGCTTAATCGCTGGTCGAGGGTCACTCTCCGGCGCAAGACTTGGTTTGCCTTCTGGTTTGAAGCAGAGTTCGGTAACCTCTGCGGCTCTCGCTTTTCCAAGCAATTTCTCTGCTTGAGCTGGCGAAATGAGTTTGCTACTACGCGATTCGTCGCCCAGAAGCTTAATTAGGTGTGTTTCTGCGTCTTTATCATTAACCCACTTGCGCTGAGATCGACCCTGTACGAGCTTGTAGCCGTCCAAGATGCCACCATCAAAAAGAATCTTTTGTGCGTGCTGTTGAACGCCTCGCGCCCAACCAATCAGCGCATCCATTTTTGGGACGAGCTTAGATATCTCATCGGGTGTGAGCGTGTGCGGAACTTGCACAAGCAGAGGCTCTTCGAGATTGTCAAAGTTAGATAGAGTTAGGTTGTAGTTGTGCTTTGCTAGGGCTCGACATACAGGCTTGGCTCTGCACCAGCGGCACGCAGTCGGCGACGGATTAAAGGTTGGATCGGGGTTCATTGTTGCAAGGGCGGCGGGGCGCACCTCATCCTCGGCCCACTTCAACAAGTCTTTTGCTCTAATAGAGTAGGTGTCTATGTGATCAAGACGGGTTTGCACGATGGTCATGGTTACGACATCAACTTCGTCGCCAAACATTTCTAGAGCGCCAAGACCGTACAACATAAGCTGTGAGTTTTTTTGTGCAGACACTTTAATGCCTGTGCCGTACTTCAAATCGATAATGTTAAGAACGCCATCATCAACCGCAACACAATCAGCGGTTCCAAAACCGCCATGCGCCCAGCGGGAGTAATCTACCCGAAGCTCATAATATTTTTTACCGGTATGCGTGTTGCAATAATCAACATAGGTCGAGACATGCTCTGCCATCTCTTCATCGACAATCCAGCCCTCAACTTCTACACCTATATAGCTTTCCGGTGGTCGCTGACTGATCAGGCACATCTCTGCAAGCTCATGGGCTGCTGTGCCTTCTCGTGCAAAGTCAGAACCCTCATCTTGCGGCATTCCGCTCTCAGCTAAAATACTCCCGGAGCAATTCATCCATTTGCTCGACCCGCTTGCGCTTAATATTGCATGTGCTGCCATCTATTCACTTCCCTATTTCTATTTATTCAAACTTAATATTTTTTTGAACCCACGTAAAAGTTGTTGACAATAGTAATGGTGGTCAACTAGAGTGTCAACCTTGTTTTTGGTAAATACATCAATTAGTTGTAACTAAGGAGATTCATGCAATGCTACATATCAGTCCACACGCGCCAATCGTTCAGTCAGCACTGAATAATGTGGTGATTCACTCGTTTCTCAAGAACGACAGCTCACTAGCTAGAACGCTAGATGTTACTAAGCAAGCTCTTAGTAAGTGGCGAGTGTCTGGATTAATTCCAGCACACCGCGCACTGCAAATGGAACTGCTCACAGCCGGTAAGGTGAGTTGGAAAGACCTATGCCCAGACATTGTTGAAGACTTCAACCGAAAGGAGCCGGTCTATGCAATCAATAGATAAGAATCGAGCTAAATATTATTTCTGTAAGTGGTCGGCCAATTTGCTAATGGGGATTAGCGGCTTATTGCTTTGGATCAGCAAGCAGATCGACAAGGCTGAGATCGCCGTTATGACAAAGGCGTCAAAATATCTATAAAGGAAAATAATGATGGGGTTTTTACAAGAATTCGGACACAAGTTAGTCGAACAGGGCTACGAAATTGTGCCGATTATGAAGAACAAAAAGGCACCGATGCTCTCCGGTTGGCAGGACATCAGATCAACCCATGAGGATGTCGATGCGTGGCTGTCTAACGGCCATAAAGATGGCGGTGTTGGCGTCTTATGCCGGAACACGATAGCGGTTGATATCGACTGTTACGACAAGAATCTAAACAAAAAACTAGTGATGTGGTTGGAGGAAAACGTCGGCACATCACCGGTCAGATACGGTAATTTTCCGAAGTGCATCCTACCTTATAGGGTTGAGAAAACATTTAAGAAGATTAGAAGCTGTGAGTATGAGGATGCGATGAGCACCACCCACGCCGTTGAGGTGTTAGCCGACGGCCAGCAGTTTGTTGCCTATGGAATGCACCCGACAACGCAAAAGCCTTACCGCTGGAACGCGACTCGCGGTGGCATTGCTGACCACGCGCAAAACTCTCTACCTTTAATGACTAGAGAAAAGGCCGAGGCTTTTGTTTCTTATTTTGAACAATGCGCCGGTAATGAAACAACGTGGGAGCTTGCGCGGAAGGGTGTATCGACTGTCGATATAGACCCCGATGACATCACCATGTTTAAACCCAAAATGGATGTTGATGAGGCCGGTGTAAAGGAGCTTCTTGCCTCAGTAGACCCCGACTCGCATCACGATGAGTGGGTGAAGGTTGGCATGGCACTGCACCATCACTTCGATGGCACTGACACTGGCTGGATTATCTGGGACGAGTGGAGCTCGGACAGCAGCAAGCACCGCGACGGTGAGTGTGAGCGGCGATACGCGACATTCGACACGAAAGGTCGAGCGCCAGTAACAATGGCGTCAGTCAAACAGATGGAAAAGGCCGTTGTCTCTGAGAAGGTCATTGAAGAGCGACTGCCCCGAATGCTTAAAGAGTGGGCATTTGTCCATGTCGAAGGCTCGGCGCGAGTTATCCGTGAGGATGTCAGTAAGGGCAGTATTGTCCTGTACAAGCTCGAAGATTTAAAGAAAGAACATATGAACTGCCGCGTCTTATCAGGCGATGAGAAGCCCAAGCTTTTAAACCTTGTTGATATGTGGCTAGAGCATCCAGACCGAAGAACCTATGCGGCTGGGCTGTCCTTTGCTCCTGACATGGAGATTCTTGATCGATACAACTTATGGCGGGGGTGGAGCTTTATCCAGGCGAAGGGTGATGTCGATCCCTGGTTAGATTTCGTCACCACAGTGGTGGCTGATAATAATCAGATACACGCTAATTACATCATAAGCTGGGCGGCTCAGATGGTTCAGCATCCGATGGACAAGATAGGTGTGGGTCTAGTGCTTAGAGGCCGAAAAGGCACTGGTAAGACTAAGTTCGGTGAGCTGTTAGGTGGTCTGTTCAAGGCTCACCACAAGATCGTGTCACGGGCAGAGCATGTTACGGGTAACTTTAACCGCCACCTTGAGGACACGTTACTGCTACAAGCCGACGAAGCGTACTGGGCTGGAGCCAAAGCCAGTGAGGGTGCGCTGAAAGACTTACTAACAAACCCGGAGATCACCATTGAGCGCAAAGGCGTTGATGCTTACACCGCGCCAAACTACACGCGCATTCTCTTCACCAGTAATGAGGAGTTCGTCGTTCCGGCTAGTCTGGATGAGCGGCGCTTTGCTGTATTTGATGTCGGTATTGACAGAAAGCAAGACTCTAAATATTTCTCTGAACTTGACCGCTGGTACAACACGGGCGGTGCGGGCGCATTACTTGATTACCTCAAAACCTTTGACCTATCCACTACCAACCTAAGGCTAGTGCCGCAGACCGATGCTCTACAAGACCAGAAACTGGAGGCGCTGGACACCGTTGATCAGTGGCTATTCAACTGCTTGATGAGTGGTGAGCTGCGAGAAAGTAGAGTCGCTGGTAATTGCGTCATGTTTGGCAGTGAGTCGCAGAAGTCTGAGGTGTATGACATCTATTGCTCAACGCTTCGGAGCAAGTACGAGTCTCCGATAAAAGAGGTGGGGTTTTGGCGCAAATTAAACAGTTACGCAAATATGTTCGAGCAGGGTAAATATGCCCGCATGGGTGAGAACCGTGTGCGATTTATAAACATAGCGCCGTTAGAGTCAGCCCGCTTTATCTTTGATGCCAGTAACGGCTTAAAGGTCGATTGGGCAGAGTTCGATGAGAGCAAAACAGAAGACGTATTCGACGATATTTGGGAGACAGGTGATGCGTAGATTGAAATACCTATTTAAATGTGCATTCAAACGTGCATTAACAGCAGTCAAAGGCACAAAACATTGTCATTGCGCCTACGTCATTCGACCCAATGTCGTTGAGGTTAATTGCGCTGACTGCGGTGGCGTTCAAAAGCATTCGAGGTGGAAGTAATGGGTAAAGGTAGCAAGCAGCGCCCGACAGCGGCAGCGTTTTACGACAATTTTGACAAGATATTTGGAGCTAAGGCTATGACGAGATACAAGTGTGAGCGGTGCGGCGTGATCGATGAGAGCGAGGTTCACGAGATTATTGAGAAGAACTGGGAGCCAATGGGCGACCAATATGTAGCACGCAATTTTATATATTTAGAGTGTGGGCGGTGCGGCGGTGAGGATGTGGAAGAGTTTAACCCGGCGTATTGCGACACTTGTGAAGACTAACCCCTAAGAGTTCGGCAAATCCCCTTAGTCGATACTCTCTTTGCCTCTAAGCTTCACGGCTTAGGGGTTTTTTTTAGTTATAAATACAACCTATGGTTGACGATACAACATATAAATGAGATAATGACTTCGTCATCAAGGGGATGGCACTAACCAAGGGGCTACAAAATGAACACAATAACTACACACATACTATTAGCTAAGAATATGGTCGAGTATTGGGGCAAAGAGCGTTGTAACAACCTACGAAACGAAAAAGCATTAGCTATAGTAGATTTGCAGATCGAGAAGTACGAAGCTCAGATTGAACACTTGTCTAATGTTCGAGCTGATATGGTTATGCAGAGACTCTCGGCTTAAGCAAACACCCAGCCCCTTCGGGGGCATAACTAAAGTGATGAGGAATAGAGTGATGAAAATACGAATAGCGTTTACCGTGGAAGTGGATGCCGATGAGGTTTATCGGTTCCAAGAGAGTCTGGATGCAACCGATGAGGATATGCGGTCTTTTGTCCGTAGCTACATCATCAGTGGTGGTGTTGGAACCTTAGAGGAGGCAATGATTAACAACGCGTTTGCCTATGAAGCTGTGAGGGTAGTCGAATGAATCTATTTGAACTCGATGAGCTTATCCATCAGCTCGAACGCAAGCAACGTGATAACGATGAGATGCTCCAAATGTACCGCTACAAGCGCGGTGAGCTTAGAGAAGTCGTCAAGGGGCGCATCGCTGGCATCATGTCGGGCGTCAGTGTGTCCAGAGATACAACTAGTAGTGGTATACTAAACCAGAGGAGGTACTAAAATGGATCAGTTACTAGGTGCAATAGTGTTAACTTTTACAGCGGTCTGCTTGTGGGGATCTTTCTTGATGTTTCTTGATAAACAACGCTCGTTTGAAATGAGGAAAGAACTTGAAAATCGTCGATATATCAAAGGTCAAGAGTAAAGCCCAAGAGCCTGTGAGCGATCGAACCTCTCAGGCTCTTCTTGATTCCCTCTCCGACTTTTGCGAATACTCCATGCATAACAACATCAAAGCCTTTGCGGTCGTTGCCATCGACAGTGAAGGGCAAGTGTCCAACTCTTGGCATAGTGATGGCATACCAGTGACAGGTGTTATTGGTGCTGTTGAACTTCTCAAGCGCGACTTCTTAGACGAATATATCTAACCGCTCACCGCATAACCCTCATAGCCTTATATCATTTCGTTGTGTCCTTACCACTTATTACAATGCACGCCCATTAACTTGTGAGGTGTGTAATGTTGTTTGTCTGTGTGTTTGTACTGGTGTTTTTAGGATTGATAGCCGGGGATGATTTGAAGGTGTAAGGCGGTGAGGTTTTGAAGTGGTCAAGGATAGGCCAAAAGGTCAAGGTAAGGTCAAGGATAGAAAATGTTAACCTTGACCACCTTAAGTCATTGATTTTATTATACTTTATTACTTATTTATACTCTTTTTCTTTAATGGTCAAGGTAAATAGATATAAAGTCAGTAGGAAAAAAAAACCTAAAAATAGTGTTTTTAAATCCTACTGGTTTTGTTGGATTTTACCTTGACCCTTGACCTTTTTTGTTAAAATGCTCTGAAACGTAGAGCCGGTGCGGGTTTGGGGTGGTCAAGGATAGAATTGAGAATTTGATCTATCCTTGACCATGGAGCTGAAATGCTCTGAAACGTAGAGCCGGTAAGGGTTTGAGGTGGTCAAGGTAAACTAAACTAACCGCGACACCGCGACACCGCGACAAATCAACCGCGACAAATCAACCGCGACACCGCGACAAATAAACCGCGACAAACCGACCGCGACACCGCGACAAAATGAAGCTGCCGAACTTTAAGCTGCCGAACTTTAAGCTGCAGAAAGTTAAGCTGCCGAACTTTTTTACCCTCCGACCGCTATAAGATTAGATTTGAAATTATTGGATCGCGACCCGTGAACCGTGATAGCTATATTCTTTTTCACGCCATCACATAGACCGCAATCGATGCATTGAATACCCTTGGAATCCGACAAGCATTCAATCTCTGAATCAAAAAGGGCGTCCCCGACCATCGCGACGCGGAAAGTTTTTGCGCCTTGTGCCTGATATTTAAGCGCCTGTTTTGGTGAATCGGCAGAAACCATGCAGAGCGACATAAAACGATTGTCGAAGTTTTTGTGTGAGGCTTGATGAGTGTATCCAGTGTGCCCCGACCCCAGTAATGCAATCGATGATGCGACATCAAACGGAATCGCCGCCGGATCACCATAAGCGCCTAACCTTATCATTCTACCGGCGAAGTGAGCCGCATGTTGATTGAGATCAAAGGCCGGATAGATACCGCGCTTATATCCTTTATATACCGCGTTGGGTGCTTGACCAATATTTACATAACAAGCGCCTTTGTTGAAGTGTCGGTGTGGGCAGTTGCCACAGATAGAAACATCCGCGCCGACCTTGGAAGCTTCAACCGGATTGATATCGGTTCTGATAATCCAAGTTTGCACCATGTCACCAGTTTTTTTATTGCTAGTGTTCATAGTTGCAATTATTGCGATGGGCTCACCGTCCAAAACGCTTGGGCCCTCCCACATAATAAAGCCGCGAGTTTTTGACAACCCAACCGGCTTTGACTTATTGGCTGATAAATAACGCATTGTTGTTTCCCTTACTTTTAGTTGTAAATAAGTACAAAAAAACGCCCTCGATTAAGGGCGCTTGATTTACTTACTCGTCATCCATCCTGTTTATATCTACTACTTCGGAGTCACCGTCATCAACTGTCCCCACTAGCGCGCTAAACTCCCGTTTGGC